GAGCAAGCTCTCGGAACGCGGTAATCATTTCCGTTACGGCTGGCATAACTACAACGCCGATTTCTTCGCTTAGGTTCTCTAGCTCGATTCCTAGAAGTTCAATCTGCCCGGCGAAGGTCTGAGCGTAAGCTTGCGCCGAACCGCCGAACTGAGATTGTAGTTCCGCAAGAATAATCTTCTGCGCGCCTAGAAGGTCGCCTGATTCGGTGAGAGCTTTTATCTGCTCTTTCTGTTGCGCGGTGAACTGGATACCAACTCGGCTTAGGGCAGATAGTCCTTTCACCGGGTCGTTCAACGCCTTACCTAGACGGATAGCTTCCGTGCTTGCGTCGGTTCCCATAGCCCGGGAAACGTCTAGGGTTGCTTGAACAGTTTGGTCGAAGATGTCGTTGTTTAGTCCGGCTTGATTCTGAATGTTCTTGAAGGTAAGAAGAAGGTTTGCGCCCGACTGAATTAGTTCGTCGTCTACTGCGGTTTGACGACTTAGAGTTTCGGAGAGCTTTGCGATATCTGCGGCGGTTCCGTTAGCGGTAGTCCCGGTGGACTTTAGAACGGCTTCGGTCTGCGCCATTATCTTTTGCGCTTCGGCTGCGTTCTGGACGCTCTTACCTAAAGCGGCAGCGACTACTCCGATACCAACTCCGGCAATAGCAGCGTTTCGTCCTAGAGCTTGAAAGTTGCCTCGAACTTTATTTAGCTGGTATTGAGCTTGCTTCAATCCTTTAGAATCAAAGACGGTGATAATCGGTATTCTGACTGCCATTACATTACCTTTAGCTTCACGTTTGTTTTAGTTGTGTATCTTTTTATGATTGCTAGGACTGCGGCGGATACGCCTTCTTTTTTAGCTTCGTATCCTTTCCAGACATAACGCGAAGCTTTACCACTAAGTTTGCTAAGCATTCCCCTAGCATTCCTAGAATTAGCGTCGGGGCCAGAACCTACCAAGTCGAGAATCTCAAAACCTGCCGCGTTGTCGGGAGAAATCGCTTCGAAGCCAATTAGAGAACGCTCCGTGCCACCCCTGCCAAGTTTTGCGCTTGGTCTTACGTAAGTCCTAATCTTAGGAATTACGTATCTAGTTCTTCCGTTGTGGAGCATTCCAAATAAGGGAGAAACTTTAGGAACTTTAGACTCTATGGAAGAAAGAACCGAAGCAACGCCGGGTTCGGTTATGATTTCTTTTCTCATTTGTGCGAAGAGCTTTGGTTCAAACTTTTTTAGTTCGTTGACGGTTGCGCCTATGCCTTCAACATCTACTCTTAGCATTTCAACCAGCCTTCTTTTCTTCTATTCTACCGAATCCAAATAAAGAAGCCCCTGCCGTAGCAGGGGACTTCCTTATCGCGGTGGAAGGTTCTTAGCGACTAGCCACCTGTTCATTGTCCAAAGCATTCGGTCGGATTGCTCCAATAAAACACTTGGAGGAATTCCGGACTCGACCGCTAGGGAAGCTATGAACCAATGAGCGGAGCTATCGCCTAGTCCGACTATTCTGTTACTTTTGGGTCTTCTGTTGCTCCAATAGCGTCTACTAGTTCTAGCCAAGCTTCGAATTCTTTGTCTGTTTGCTTCTTGCGCTTTTCAGAATGCCAAGCCAAGAAAAGCAACCAGCCCATTTTCGGGTCGTCTAGTTTTGCTATTGAAACGTCGTACTTATCTTCGAACGCTACCATATCGGGAGCCGATACAAGAACGTCCTTGTGTGTTCCGTCTGCGAACTCAATGCGTAGGGTTAGTTTCATTCTCTAGCCTTATGCTGTTGCGAAGGATACGGAACCCGAAGTTGGGTAAGAAACTGAGAACGTAGCTAGGTCGCCAACTGCTCCGGCTACTGGAGTCACGCTGTTCACGTGAACAAGCGCAGTCCAAGCTGGGTTAGTTGAAGAAGTAGCTGTTCCGTTTGGGTTGATTACTACGGTTGCGATTGTTCCAAGTAGCGGGTTTAGAACGGTGTTGATTTCACCAGCGGCGTATCCGCTGTGGAAGTCTAGGGATACTGTTCCCTGTTTTAGTCCACCGATAATTTCTGTCCAGCCGTTTGAACCAAAGCTGGTCACGTCAATATCGGTAGAGGTAAGCTCTAGAGTTGCGGCAGCGACGGAACTTGAAACTGTTCCACCGTTGATTGTGACCTTTGGGTTGATAACTACATATTTTGGCATTTGTTTTGTTTCTCCTATTTTCCTAGCGGTTTTATTGTGCGTAAACTACGACGTTGAATTCAGCGGCTAGATAGGTAACTTCGCCAATGACAATGGAGCCGTAGTTCCGCATATCGGTTACTCGGAGAGAATCACATCTCCCACCGAGCGTCCTGTCTAATTCTATCGCAAGCTTTACCGAAGAACTTCCGGCTGGCGTTACGTAAGAATCGAGAAGTCTTTGCGCGGTTCTTTCCCCAACTCGACCGACTACGCAAGTGATAACGAAGTTGTATTCGTCCAGTCCCCGGGAACCAGCCTTGTCATAATTGACGCTTGCGACGTTGATAATCGAGATAGGCGGGGAGATTGTGTCCGGTGTTTCGGTGGTAGTTCTAAGCCCGGAGATAGTTCCAATAGCGGCAGCGAGTCCGGCGCGCAGGTCGGTAATCGAAGCCATTACGCGAATCTAACTTTTCTGTAAACGTCTATTAGGTGCTTCACGTCCGGGTCAAGTTGAACGCCCACGCGGACGGCTCCCATTTCGCCAAAACCGGCGATACCCAAAGGCGAATCGTTACGCTTAAAAATTCTTGCGGCCTGAATGACGGTAGCTTGTTTTACTGCGATTGGAACCGCTGACCAGCCCCACACGCCCACAACGCGAACGGTTGCTTCTCCGTCTAGGACGTTGAAGATAAAGTCGTCTACGGCTCTTATACGGGTAGCTGGGTGTCCTGTAAGACCGTCCACGTTTCCGTTTAGTGGCTCTAGCTGATAATCCTTAGCGGCCCAAGTTGTGCCGAAGTCGTCGCCGTCCGAAGTCTGAAGAGTCGTCAAAGAAATTAGGTCGTCAATTTCGGCAACGTAAGAATCCTGCGGAGCGAATAGACGGGTCGCAGTTCCAGCGTTGTAGAAGTAGCGTTGGGTGTAGCTATCCACCATTCGGGAAGCTGATTCGACCGCAAGCTCTAGCAGAGCGTCGTCTACGCTATCGGTAATCCGAGCCGAAGCTTTGATTTCTGCGAGTGAGCAATATCCGTTTACGATTGCCATAGATTTTCCTTTGTTCGTTTCTATCTTACCAGTCGGGCTTTTATGGCGGTCGAGCTGATTCCAGCGGTGTAGGGAATGTAGATTAGAGAGATTCCGCGGTCGTCTAACCAATCCTGAGTGAATCCCATTTGAGCGTAGTAGTCGCGCCTTGCCCAGTCTGAGCCAATCGCAAGAATGTCTGGAGCCGTCATTTCAATAGCGGGCTTTGAATCTGCGCCGCCGTAGTTAGGAATTACTTCTGATACCGAACGACAAGAAAGAAGAACTGCCCGTCTTTCTTCGTAGCTAATGACTGGTCGCTTGCCTTTGTAAGCTTCGATAAATTCGTCCGTGTTTAGAGAAACTACTACCTGTCCTAACTCAGCGCAACGAGCTAAGAAGTTAGCGTGGCCCGAATGATAAAGGTCGAACGTTCCCCCGGTGTAAACGGTTAGTCCCAACGGTTAGCCCTTCGAATAGTCAAGTCCCAGTAGCCCGGAGAGAAGTCATTCTCGATAACTTTCTTATCCATTAGCTTTCGGTTAGCTTCGTAGGTTCGGTCATTTTCTTTTCTCTTACCTTCAAGGCTAGAAGAATTTTGATGATTCACTCCGGCTTGTATTTTATGAACCTTTACCCCAGCTTTTTCCATTCTGCGCTGAAGGTCGTTATCGTCGAAGTAGAGCGGATAGAAACGTTCGTCATAAAGTCCAGCCTTAGCTATTGCGCCTTCTCCAAATACAACGCACGACCATTCGGGGATAATGTCTACGAAGTTCATAGCGTCCGGGTCTACGTCCCGCGCAATTATTTCTAGCGCTCCAGCTTCAAACCAAGCGTCGTCATTTACTAGAACCCAGTAAGGCGCGTAAGGTGTCGATTTGATTATCAGATTCCAAGCACCTACAAGCCCGAGTCCGAAGGGAACTCGTATAAGCCATAGATTCTTTACCTGCTCCGGTTGCTTCGGTTCCCAAGTCTTTAGTCCAGAATTATCTACGATTACTAAGTTCTCGACTGGGTAATCTATCGAATCTAGAAGCCGATTAGCTAAGTCGAATTGACTGTAAGTTGCGAATCCTAGAACTGGAATCATTAGGCGAATTTCTCGCGAAGAATCGGCAACCAGTATTTAGTCCAAACCTTATCCACGTCAAAGTCTGAAGCGAAGTCGATTGCTACTTGTGAACGGCCCTTGCCTAGCTTGTAAGCTTCTTCGAGAGCTGCGACGATAGAAGGCACGTTCGGAATTTGCCACCACGCGTCCTGACCTGAATCCCAAGAAGGCTGGCCTTCCACTAGGAAAGAATCTTCAGAAAGAAGGTCTGGAGTAGCTGCCCAAGAAGAACCGATTACCCGGGTTCCGCAAGCTTGCGCTTCAACCGACGGCACTCCGAAGCCTTCTCCGTAAGAGGTAGCAAGAAGAACGTCCATTCCCGTATAGTATCCGGCTAGAGTTTCCTGCGGGATTCCATAGCGATAACTAAACGGATTTGGAAAGGCAACGTCGTTTTTATCTACGCCCAAGCTTTGAAGAAGCGAAACTAGATTCCAACCAATGCCTTTAGAAACTGGGTCGGTGTGAAGATAGAGCATAACGTCCGGGTGCTTCTTCTGGAAGATTGAGAACGCGAGTAGATTTTCTGAGAATGCTTTCCGGTGAACTAGGCCCGAGCTTTTATTTGCCGCCACCATTCCAACAACGAATCGGTCTTTAGTTCCCATATGTTCTTCTACCGACTGCCCGTTTATTTCATAAGTGGGTTTTAGAACTTTAGTATCTATTCCGTGCGGTGCGTATTTACACTCAATCCCTTTAGCTTCCATTTGTCTAACTCCGTGCGGAGCCATAGCAATCGGAGTCACTTTCTTTTTCTTTAGAAACTCTTCGACTCTAGGAGGTAGCGTTATGTGGTCGAGCGGAACCCAGCTCAGAATATCTATATCGTTGAACGCTGGATTAGTAAGAACCCAAACGTCATAAAGGGTAATCATAGCGTTTGGTTGGTTTGGTTTAGAAGCTGAGAAAGTCTTGTGGTCTACTGGAGCAGAATCGTTCGAATACATATCGAAGCCCCGGGCGAAGTGTGGAATCTTTCCATAAGGGGTTTCTAGTTCACGCTTGATTCCTTCAAGTCCGTAGTTAGAAAGAGCAGCAACGTCGAAGCCGTGACGCTTCAATCTATCTACTAGGTAGCGGGCTTGCTGTCCGTAGCCCGTCGGTTGGTCGGGCGAATTCGAATAAAGCGTAACCGTTCCTTTGAACTGTTCACGGTTAGCAGGGTTTTTTGATTTGGTAGGAGTCATAGAAAAACATTATCACTTCAAAAAGACAAAAGGAAAGGCCGCCGAAACCCTACCGTCCGGCGACCTCTCCAGTCTGTTAGCTAATGCTTTTGGCTTAGCTTGCTCCACCCTTGAACTTAACAAAGTGGGAAGCGTGAGTCAATTTCGAGTCAACGCGAGCGGTAACTCTAAATGTAGTTACGTCGTCGTTGAATGCGTAATCGGCTGACTGAGCAACTTGGATTCCTCCGGCTACACGAGCCTTCAGGGAAGGCAAGTGTCCTACGCCGATTGAAAACGCCGCTGTGCCGACTGAACTAACGGCCGGGTTCTCATATACTGGATATCCGAGAAGCTGGTCTGGCTGACCCTGTGCGATATTTCCGGCTGACCAGATAAACGCTCCAGAACCGTCCTTGATTTTGCGAACTGCCGCAAGACCTGACTTGTTCATCAACCAACCAACACCCGGAAGCAAGCGAGCCTGTCCGTCTAGTGCGTATAGAAGGTCAACTAGGTTTTCGTAAGTTGGTGCGCCGGATACTCCGGTTCCACCAGTTACCGCTGAAGCTCCGGTTGTGAAGATACCGGTTGGCTCTACGGTTCCAGTTCCGGTGGTTAGACCGGTGTTGATTCCGAAACCGATTGCGTTTCCGGCCTGCTCAGCGATTAGAGCTGAGATGTCGAAACCTGCGTCGGTTAGTAGCTCATTAGCAACAGGAACCAAGAATGAGTACTTGAATGCGCCTAGTGTAATTGAGCTGAAGGTTGGCTCGCTGTCGTCGATAGCTGAACCAGCACTCTTAATAGTCGCAGTTGAATACGCTGTCAAGGTTGGGATTGTTAGCTGGTCGCCGCTGGCGGTGTTGATAACCTGAGCAACGTTTAGCATTGGGCCAGCCAATCTAGCGATTGAGAAAACCTCGTCGTAGAAAGACTTTGGAACGGTGTTGTCGGAAGGAACTAGAGTTCTTTTCTCTGCGCCGAATACGTGTGAACGCATTTCTCCGTTAGCAATTGCGCGAAGAATTTCTGCGTCGCCACGAACCTCGTTAGAAGGAATGAAAGAGTTGCGAGCTGCGTCTACTGCGCGGGCCTCACGCTCTTCCATTTTCTTTGCGGTTTCAATAGCTGCGTCGCGCTGAGAAATTTCGTTCTCAATACGCTCGATTGTTGCTTGGTCATCTACGGTTAGTCCGCGCTTGTCCGCTTCGGCTGACTCGATTACTGTACGAGCCTGCTCGATTAGGTTGTTGCGGGCTTCAACCTGCGACTTTAGAAAGTCTGACATAGTTGTTACTCCTTGTTTGATTTGTGATTATGGATTCCCGCCAAGCTAACTCGAACGGATACTACGGGGAGCTGACTCGACCCGCTGTTTATATTCTACCAATCCGGGTAAAGAGCAACCCCGCCGGAAAGGAATACGGCGGGGTTGCGTGTCGAGAGAAAGGGGGAAATCCTCGACTGACCCTTATCGGGTTTCTTTTGCTTCTACGACGCGAACTTCTTTAGACTCGACTTTATTATCAAGTTCCCAGATTGCTTGCGCCCAAGCTTCTACATTATCAACAACTATTCCATATTCTGGATTACCTGAAGATTTTAGAATTGCTTCTTTGATTGCGTCTTTGCTTGCCATTTATAGCCTCTTCATTAGTAGTTCAAATTTCTTTTTCTTTAGTTCCAGCGCCGTAAGCTCTTCGGAGTTAGCTTCAGCTTCGGCTTCTTCTTGTGGAGTTAGTCGCTGGATTACCTTTGTTAGAAGCTCGGACTGCTCTAGAGATAAGTCCTTGCCGTCTTCGATAGCAAGCATAGCGTCTGCGAGCTGGTCTGCGTCTACCTCTGCGCGCTTTGCTACTCCGTCGAATGAACGAACGGCTGCGGTTCCCGCGGTCTGAGAATAAGCCGGGAACGCCACGATTGAAACTTCGTGAATCCTGACTGAGCGAAGAGTTCTTTCCGTGCCTTCAGCGTTCCAAGAATCACCGTTAGCTGGAACTGAGAATCCAAAACTCATAGCCGATACGTCGCCGCGCTGGACTAAAGTGCGAACGTCTTTTCCTAGAGAAGTTTCTGGGAGCATAGCGGTTACGCGTAGTCCATAGCTATCTTCTTCAAGCTTTAGAGTTCCAGCCCGGGTAGAACCAAGAACTGCTCCGGTGTCGTGGTTCCATAGAAGCTTGATATCGTTGCGGGCCTTTAGTGAACGCTTGAATGCTCCGGGCGCGATACGCTCGATAAACGGAAGTGGTTCGCTCGGGGAGTTGAAGACTGCGGCGTATCCGGTGAAGGTCATACCGTCGCCACCTTCAACGGCTCTCAGTTCGAACTGGACTTCGTTAGTTCGCTTTTCAATCTTTGCCATTTGTTCGCTTTCCTGACTTATGCTTGCGCGATTTTCTTCCTCTAGTCTAGCAACGACTCCCTGCGCATATTTCATAGCGCGATTAGCTGAAGATTTGCTAGGGCCACTTCCCCAAAGAAGGTGCGCGACAACTCCCGCGCTTGGATAATTTTCTGAAGTTGGATTTGCGTCTGGAGAATCTAGGTCGCCTAAGTGTCTAGCAATCCACGCAGCGATACGAACCCACTTGTCGGCGGTGACGTTTCCTTCTGCCATAGCGCGAGCTTCTCTTACGGTTCTATCTACAAGTCCGTCCCCGGCTAGACCTTGTGCGTAGTATTCAAGTCCACGCCTAGCGGCTGCTCTCATATATGCTGGCGGGGTTAGGTCTACGGCTCGGGCTTCGGAATTCTCTTCCGCTGGTTGCCAAGCGTTACAGTAGTTTCCGCCGTCTACGAATGCGTCCCAACGCTCGCACCACGCTTTATCCCCGTCGTCGTTTAGTCGGGCTTCGTTGAAGAAGAAGCAATTTCCGCAGGCTCTACCTTCTGGAACATCTGGAGCTAGTGCCGGGCGATAGTTGTCTGGCAGATTTTCTTCGCCTTCGTCTTCTTCTTGTTCTTCTGCGTCTTCTACTTCCGCCGAAATTCTATCCGGCATTGGGATTCGCTGAAGCTTGAAGACGTTCATAATCATTAGTCGTTGGGTCGAGTGATAGGTTTCGTCTTCTAATTCGTAGACTTCTAGCCCGGCTAGTTCGCCTTCTATCAGTACGACCTGAGCAAGAACGTTTGGGTTTCTAATATTCCAAGTTACCCAATCGCCAATCTTTAGTTCTCCGACGGCTGCGCGCTCTCCAACAAATTCGGTTTCTTCCGCTATGGATACTGCGATAGCTTGTTCAATCGCGGATTCTTTAGTGTCGTGGCAAGCAAGAAGTTCCCCGTCTTCTTTTACAACGGCCCAGCTAGGGCAGTCTGCGGAATTGTCGGTTATGTAATAGGGCAACTTATACCTGCTTCAGATAACTAATTGTGTGTCCGGCTTTTCCAGATACGGCATAAACGCTTTCTAGCGGATTCATTTCCAACTGGATACTTTCTTCTTTTTTTACAACGAAGCCAGTAGCGGTTGTAACATCTGGGCCGCCAATAAAAACTGCGTCGGTGTTGTCGTTGTTGTGGACAATTAGGCGAAAGTTAGAGTTTGAAGTTCCGTCGATAATTGACGGAACTGTTCCAACGGTGATAACTCCCGAACTTATAGCCATTACTGAACCTCGTAAACGCCTTCAGGATTAGCCGGGTCGAGCTGCGCGACTGGCTGAAGTTGTGTGCTTGGAACTCCGGTGTGCGGGATAGCTGGAAGTCCTAGAGCTTCCAGAACTGCCTTCGGTTCGTATCCGGCAAGAACTAGCTTCTGCGCCATAGCTACCTTCTTGTCTTCGGTGGTGATTCTAGAATCGTCGATAGAAACGTTAGCTAGTGGAACTCGAACTTGGTCGGCTACTGAATCTGCCATTGGAGTTAGGTCTTCGAACCTGCGGATATCGTTCACGGTGTAATAACCCGCCTGAAGTCCGATTGAGTAAGACGTTGCTCGGGCCTGAGAATCTCCGCGAAGAAGTCCGTCTAGGTTGAACTTTAGGAATGCGTTCTCTCCGCCCGGCACTTCGCTTAGAAGCGGGCTGAATGCTACCTCTAGCTTGGTTACGATTGGGCGAAGTGTGTGCTGAACGAAGAAGATAGAGTCTTGTTCAACCGAAGCGTAAGCGGTCGAACCTTGAACGCCTAGCATATGGTTTGGAACGTTAAATGCGCGGGCTACATCTTCGACTGATAGGCGACGCGAAGTTTCTAGCTGAGAGTTTTCAGGGTCTACTGCGGTTGGTTTCCATTCTGCGCCACCAGATAGAACTCCGGTCTTGTGTGAACGCTTTAGTCCACGGTGCGCTGAATCAAATCCACGGCGAAGATTCTCTGCCTGTTCGCTGTTTAGGTTTCCCGGAAAGGTAATGATTCCCTGCGGGGTTGCGCTGTTGCTAAAGAAGCGAGCTGCGTAAGATTCCAACGCCATAGACAAACCGAAGTTATCTTTGAGAGCTTCGACTCTAGCCATTCCCCGAATCTCACCCGGGCGAACTAGGTCAGAAATAAAGATAACGTCTTCGGAGCTGAGAAGATTTTTCTCTCCTTGAACTTCGAACATTACGCGTCCGATACCGTTGCGTCTAATTTGTACCTTGTGCGGGTTTAGTGGAACTAGGTTTACGACTTGACCGCCCGAGCGGAAGACGCGAATAAAAGCGTTGCCGTCGATTAGTAGGGAAACGATTACCGACTGCCAGAATGCGGAAGGCTGTTGGTCTAAGTCTGGCTTAGAAACCCAAGCTGGCTTCGGACGGAACGGGCCACGTGCGCCGTCGCGTCGAATGTAAGCGTCTAGGGGAAGCGTAGAGATTGTGTCCGAGATAAGAGATACCGCCGACCAAATCGCCGTAATCTTGAACGCGGTTTCTGAGTTGATAACCGTTCCAGACTGATTCAGGTCGGTAAGGTCTTCGCCGGCTCCCCATAGGGTTTGAAAGCTTATTGCCCTTTTCTCAAAAAGGTTATTCAACATTAGTTACGCTCCATAGCAATTCCAAATAAGACCGCCGCTGTTCCAGCGACAATAAGAGAAACGGGAATCGAGATTAGAGCAATTCCCGCAACGATTAGCGCGGCTCCGATTATTTGAATTACTGTTGCCATTATTCACCCTTAGAAAAAGAAGTCGGGAACCATTTCTTCTATTCTACTGCTAACTGCTCTATCGAAGGCGATTACTGCGGCTACCGCTGCGTCAATCTTGCGGGGAGAATGACGGTTTTCTTTTACGATACGGATTCCCAAGTTATCTATCTTCGTGACGGCGTTATCTAAGTGCCTTGAAAGAACTGGGCTTCCGTCGTGTTCTACGGTTCCGCCCGTGACTGCGTCGTAGAACTTCGCGCAAGCTTGAACCATTCGCTTCGGTGAAGTCGAAGGCCACTCGACAATCGGAACTCCCCGGTCTGCTAGGACTTCCATAGAGCGTTGCCAGCGGAAAGGGTCGCAAGCTACTTCTCGGGTTTTCGGGTATTTCTGAATAAAGTTCATAATTGTTTCTTCGACTTCTTGAATATCTACTCGCCATAAGTCGTCGTGGATTGTTAGGTCTTTTTCCCATTCCTTGACTAGCCAAAGGAAAGGTTTTTCTTCTTCGGTCTTTGGAATTACGCAAGCAACTAGAACGGTACAGTCCCCGGAGAACGAGCCGTCAAATCCTAGAATGATTTCGTCGTCGGGGCTGGGTTCTCGTTCGCTCTTTAGTTCGTTCCAAGTTCCAGCCGGGAGCCAAGCGGTCTGCGAAGATACCCATTGGTTTAGTCGCTTGGTTCTAAACTCCGCTTCCGGTGTTCGCTTGACTGCGCTCTCGAAGTCTGCCTTATCTACCAAGTCATCAAAGCCCGGGTTAGCTTGCTCCCAAACTTTCGGGTCGCGGTGGTCGGCTTCGTCCGGTGCTGCCCACCAAGCCATAAAGAAAGACGGGTCTTTTACTTCTCCGCGCGAAACCTTCTGCCCATACTGAAACAAGTTGTAAGCGATTGAGTCGCCACCAGTCATATCCTTTTTTACTCCGGCGGTTGTGATTGCGATTAGCTGTGCGATACTTCCACGGTTTCCCATAGCCAAACTCATAACGTCAAAGAGTGAACGGTCTTTGTGCGCGTGTAATTCGTCGGCGATTACCCTATGCGGATTGTATCCCTCTTTGGAAAAACTCTCAGCGGAAAGAACACGATAGACGGAGTTAGTTGCCGGAACGAATAGTGCGTCCCGGTAGACCTTGACCAGTTCCGATAGCTCCGTCGATTCGACGATTCTCTTAGCTTCACCGAACACGATTCGAGCCTGTTCTTTTTCGGCAGCGATTGAATAAACTTCCCCGCCGTCTATTCCTTCAGCAAGAAGAGAATAGAGTCCAAAGCTAACTGAAGCGAGCGCGCTCTTGCCATTTTTCCTCGGTTCCCCGATTAGGCAAGTTCTCGCAATAAGTCCCCCGTGTTCGTCCCGCGCGTAAACGTGCCGGATAAGTTCTTTCTGCCAGTCGCGTAGCTTTAGAGCGTCGCCGACCTTTCCAGCGATTCCGTCCTTACCGATAGTCCCAAAGGTTTCCGAGAACTCGATTACTATTTCTCCGTCGCCTTGTTCGATAGCTTTCTGCGAAACTGGAGTTAGCCATAGCGGGGGCCAACTATTCACGGTTAGCCTTCTTCGCCATTAGCTCTTCGAGCTTGCTCATTTTCTTTACTTCTGCCACGCCTAAGCGGGAACGGTCGGACGGGGTAAATCCAAGAAGCCCTAGATTCGAAACTATTTGCTTGTCCAGCTCTCGAAGTCCACGGCGGTCTTTCGGATTGTTGTCTGTCATTACACGCACTCGAAGATTCCAGCGTTCGTCGATTAGCTCGCAAGTCATAAGAAGAATTTCTAGGTCGGTGTTCGGGCTTATCCAATTTATGCCGGACTGCCAAACCCTGTCCCAAAGTTCCTGCCCGTATTTGAGAAGTGGACGTGCGGGTTCTGGAGTTTCGCTTGCTTGCGAGATTAGCATTATTGCCGATTGCTCGGGCAGGGCGCGCTTGCCGGGATTGCCAGTCAATCGCTTTATCTCGGCTGGTTTAGTAGGTCGTCCCGCTGGCATTATGCTTTCTCCGCAAACTTAAAAATTTTTTTAGATTTCTCCCAATCCCCTAAAGGGGCTTGGAATCTAGCAGGTCGGAAGATTGGAGCAGTAGGGTCGGATTCGCACCGCCTTCTTCTGACCGGAAGTCAGACGCATTACTACTTATGCTTCTACCGCTTATGCCTTTATACATTGTAGCCCCTTGTTTGGCTATTTCTGTATAGGGTATTTCATCAACCGTTAGTTTAGTTCGGGATTCAGGGTCTATGAAATAGACATACCGAAGCTGGAAACCCTGTAACGGAATAGCCTCACCCGAATCCAAAAGGTGTCTAGAGAAATAACGCCCGTTTACCTTTGGATAGTTTTCATTATCCAAAGTTTTTTTAGCCACTACACGTCCGTTCCAGAGAAGCATTTGTTGATTTTTCTTTATCTGGGTTAGTACGAAATTAGCGGCCCGGTAGATAGTCCCGTCCCCGCATTGAGTAGCGTCGGCAAAGCTAATAACCCATTTGACTTGAGGTGCGTGTTTCTTAATCAGCTTCATAGAAATAGCTAAAGCTCTAGATTCGCTATATAGGGGAAGATTGTCGCTGAATGCCATTCGATTCAGCTCAACGAATTCAGTCCAACCCGTATCCTTTACCAACATTGAAACTCGACGTTTGTCTATCGAAGGGCCGAACTGTAATGCGCCTTCAAGTTTGCCACGATAAAAAACGCCTATGTGTATTTGGGAATTGGTTACGACCTTACCGCTGTAATGATATTTCTTTACAATCTCGTTAGCCTCTTTTGCCGAGATAGGTTTTAGGATTATTTCTTTTGCGCTCACGGGGTTTCCCTAAAAAATTCAGCAATTCTAGCTAGTGCGTTTCCGTTGCTATTTTGATTTTCGTTAGTATCAAAATTACCCATAACCTTTGCTTTTGCTAGTGCTTCTTTTACGCTAATGGCTTGGTCTTCGGAAAGAATAAAGGTCATTTGTTCGAAGGGAGATTTTTCGCCGATTGCGGTTCCCAATCCTGACCAGTCAATTTCCTCACTATCCGGTTCCACCTCAAACCCAATAGCGGAAACGTCAAAGTCCAAAAGCCGTAATTCTTGAATCTGTGCGTCTAGAACTTTTACGTCCCACGCCGCTAGTTCGGCAGTTCGATTGTCGGCTAGTGCGAACGCTTTGGTCTGCTCCGGTGTCCAATCGCCCGGGACTCGAACGGCGTCAATCTTCAACCAGCCCAAACGCTTCGCCGCTTCAACGGTTCCGTTCCCGGCGACGATTACGCCCGCTTCGGTTATGACGATTGGCTTGCGTTGCCCGAACTGATTCAGCGAACCTTGAATAGCTTTTAGGTTCTTTTCGTCGTGTTGCCTAGCGTTAGCCGGGTCGGGCGTTAGGTCTTTGATTTGTAGGGTTTCGATTTTCATTCTTGCGCCTTTCTAGGCTTCTAGAGTAGCACCAGAAAACCAACTAATTTCGCGGGTGTTTACACGGAACTGCGGTCGGGGTTTTCGTTTGAAAAAATCCCCAGAAAATAGCCCGTCCCCGGGTAATGCCGGTAGGGGGTATAGGGGTAGCCGAGCGGTAGGAATCTAGCGGGAACCGGGCAGGGGCTTATTGCTACGGCGTCTATTACAACTTCTATGAGCTGGAAGGAGTTGTCCAGTATCTCCAGAGCTGGCAGGAATTACGTGGTCAGCTTCGAATGGGTCATTTTCTTTTTTTCCTTCTCCGCATAAGTGGCAAGCAATCGCGTTCTCCCGGACTGCTCTAGCCCGTCGTGCGTAGTCCCCGCCATACTGTCCCGTCGTTGCCTTGCGCTGAGAACGTCTAGCTTCGTGAATTGCTTTGGCTTGCGCTTGATGTGGTTCGCATAGCGGTTCGGGGGATAGGACTCCGCAGATACGGCAGGGCTTAGGGAACCTTCTAATCTTTTCCCCAATCCTTTCCCTTGAACTGGATAGGTGGAGCGTCGAACACTCGAACCATTACTTGCGCGCAGTTGGCGCAGCCCGGCTTATGCTCTTCAGCTTCTACGCTTCGGGTAATGGTAATGGTCATAGGACAGTCAGGGCATTTGTATTCGTAGGTTGGCACTATGCGGATTCCTTTAGAAAGTCTTTGATTTTACTTCTTGTTCCGGTGCGGTAGCTAATGTCGTTGCGCTCCAGCTCCAGCGAATAGTCCGGCTGGATTATGTGTTCTTTGTTTACGCAGTCCTTGTGAAGACAAGTGCGGAAGCCCGGAAGATAAAGCTTTAGGTTTCTATCTATCGGGTTGAAGTGTTCGTCTACTTCTCCCCGCCACGGACGGCAGACTGTTCCGTTGTATTTGATTTCAGTTGCCATTCCATTACGGCAGTCTGAGCATTTACCGTCATAGGTTCCCCGTGCCTTTCTTCTTTCTACTGCCGCTTCGCTAACTTCCATTCCGCAACGCTCGCAATTCATTTCTAATCCCTTCGTTTGTGTATCTCTTCTTTGAGTGCTTCGATAATACCCTTGACGTCCGTATCTCCGAACGCGTCTATCTGGTCTACTTGTTCTAGCCAGTTGATTATTGTTAGACGTTCTATTTCTTTTCCTGCGTTGAACGCTCGCAGATATTCCTTTAGTAGTTTCATAGCTTGTAAACCGTTCCCGTAAAGTCGATTCCCTTTTCCAAGAAGAACGTTACAAGTCCGGGCTGAGAATCTTCTCCCGCTTGACGCTTCCACCAGCCGGAGCCGTTGTCCATTGTTGAAGCTTGAACCCAGAAGCGAGAAGTCCCCCGCGGTGTTGAACCTAGCTCGACGATTCGCAAGTGGTGGAAGTGTCCACTCACTCCGATTGTTGCCGCTGCTACGGGCTGATTGCCGAAAGCTTGTTGCCTCCACCACGTCGGAACTTGGTCTGGACGCGGGCTTTGATGTCCGTGCCAAAGTCCGAGAACGTGGAACCCGTCGTCGAAGATATCCAACGCTACAGATTCGTCGTGCGGTTGTGGCTCTACGAACTTGATTGGCAGACCGACTTCAGAAGCTAACCGGGCTATAGTTCGTCCGATATGGATTCCCCAGTCGTCGGTTCCCTTTCCTACTCGCTGTTTGTTTATTCTCATTTGACAATGATTCGAAGCCACGGAGAGATAAACGATTTCGGGAACGTGTTCGCATAGAGCGCGCAGGGTCGTCCACGCTAGAGTTGTCGCCAAATCTACCTGCTCCATAATTGATAGGTCGTTCGTGAAAAGTTGATTAGCGTCGTTAGCGTTTATAAAGTTCTCGATAGTATCTCCAACGTCGCAGAAGATTACTTTTGAAGGTTTTTCTTTCTTGACTTGTTGAATAAGCTTCGCCGTTGTTAGTTCCACTCTCTCGATTAGCTGGGCAGTTCCTCCGCGGTGGTCTACCTTTCCAACCTGTAAGTCCGACCAAAGAACAACTAGAGCCTTCTCGCTTGTCTGAGTTAGCTTTGTCTTGTTTAGCTTCGCAACCTTCTTAGCTTCGGCGTAGAGAAGTGGCAGGTCAATTCCGCTGATTCGCTTGCGGAACGTGAACCGGAAAGACGTTAGGAATTCGCCGCCTTCTTTCTGTTGCCATTTGCTTACCCGGGGAGTTCCAATAACTTCGAACTCTTCAGGATTCATTCCAGCGGCTTCTAGAAACTCTTCGAAGCTGGTTGGCGATTCTGAATAAGGAGTTGTTGCTTCGCCTTGATTGCCGTCGAAGATTACTCCCGGACGACCGAACGGAGTCGGTTCGACTTTCTTGGCTGGCTGTAAGTTATTTAGCAAGAGCATTCTTTCTTCCGGTGGCGCAGGATTGAAACGTCGCTTATCTTTAGTCCCCTAGAGCTTAGTTCCCGAGCTAAGGCTCCGGAGTTAAATTCCGGGTTTGCTAAGGCTCCGTCTAGGATTTCTTGGTCTTTCTTTTCTAGCTTGTTCCGTATAGTTCTTACCGCGCAACTACTAATCCTTAGCGGCGGTTTCAGGTCTTCCAACATTTGTTCCCCTTATTAGATTGAGAGCCAAGTCCCCGAGTTCGGGTTCCAGTCCAGCGTATTCCATTTCCCAAGCTTTAGCCATTAGCAACGCAAGGTTTTTTCTTATGCTTTCGAAGTCTTCAGACCAAACTAGATTCGGGTCATTTAGAAGATTCAAAGCTTCTGGAAACTTATCCACGGTTTTTCCTATCTAGTAGAAATAGCCGAATCTGATAGCGCAACCAGAGAATCTGGCGACGAATGTGAAACGGTTTTCTTTTTCCGCGGTGCTTACCCTTCGACAATTTCTACAATCCTTTCTAGAATCTCTACCTCTACGTTGGTGATTACAACTGCGTCTTCGAGCAGGGCTTCGATTATTCTTTCCCGCTCTGCGACTGTTCCGCGGTGATATCCCCGGGCGAATGCGAACGTTAGCTTGCGCTCTTTCTTATCTTTCGAGTTCGGTCTGAAGCCACTCATTGAAGGCCACCATATCCCTTTCTAATTCCTTTATCATTTCGCCGTAAGTTTCTAGCTCGATTAGCAGAAGGTCTAGTTTCGTTTCTAAGTCCATTTCAATTCCTTTACGTGTAGTTCGGCCCGCTTTAGTCCGATTAGGATTCCGGTTTCGTCGAGTGTCGAAGCGGCTTGTTCTTGTTTAGCTATTTCTTCGCCCAGCATTTTTAGAATCCGGTTTCTTTCGTGTTGAATGCCCGAGTTGAACGCGCGAACTGCGCTGCTTGCGATTATGTCTTGTAGGTCGCTCATTTTTTCTCTTCCTTGATTGCGTAGATAATTGCTTCAGTAATTGCGTCTAATTGGTCAAACTCAACTGGAATTCGCATAGCCGTAATTTGACCAAACGCTTCGTGAGTATCTTTTGCTTTAGTAAGTCTTTTCTCTAGCAAATTGATAATGCGTTCCCTTTCCTTATTCCGTCCGTCTTCGAATGCGTCTTCGCTAATCTTCCAGACGATTTTGGTAATTTTTTCTACTGCTGAAGTCATAGCCCCAAGCCCCTTAGAACTTCGTTCTGCTCGCGCTTGTAGCGTCCTTCGATTTCCTGAATTATGTCGTCTAGGTTGATTGGAATTCCTTCGTGGTCTTCGACAAAGCTGAGAAGATACTCTCGCTCGTTTCGTTGCCCGGCTTTGAATCCGTCGGTGTAAGCGGTGTTGCTAGTTAGCTTCTTATCTAGTCCGTCATAGAAACCGCGGACGTAGTTTTCTTGCTTGACCTGTTGAATCGTTCCGAAGGTGGTCGTTACTTCGTCTTCGTCTTTCCAGCTCATTCCATTTCCCTTCTTGGTCTACGGTCAATCTGCGCTAGCTCTTCGATTAGCAAGTTCAAAGTTGCCGGGTCGATTAGTTTCTTAACAACTAGAAACTCCAAAAGATTTTCGACTGCGGCTTGTTCGTCGCGTCGTCCTCTGTTGTAAGCGTCTAGCGTTTCAACGGGAAGTTTCAGAAGCGTAAACATCAGCGTTCAATCCTTCCACTAGGTCGAGAATCTTTGCCACCGCTTTAGTTGGAACCGGGTTCGTCGCTTTGATTAGGCGAAGAACTTCGTCCCGCATTAGAAGACGGCCCATAAGGATTCCGTCCTGTTGCGCGGTCTGGTAGCTAAATTGGTTCGGATTGAAGTCGTCGTTTCCGAACTCGATTGCCGGGTTAGTCTTGCTTGTCATTTATTGTCCTTTCCAAGAACTGATTTTCTAGGTAGTTGAGTAGTTGAAGCTGGGCGGTGTATCGGTAGAGTCCGAGAGCTGGATTATCGTTTCTTGTTGCGCTCTGCTCCTTTGCGTATTCGTGTCCGACTTTTAGAATTCGGCGGAGAACGAATTCAACTTCGTTCATAGATACTTCCTTGCTAGGTAATCGACGAAGAAGATTGTCGTTCCGAGAAACCCAAAGACTCCGAGAGTGTATCCAAGAAGCAAGTTGGTTTCCTGAAGCTTCCAACTGCCAGCCAAGATAGCTGCGAAGAGAACAAAGAATCCAAAGAGCTTCATTAGACACGCACCTTCGGGACTGAGAACTTGTCCACGAATTCGTCGAACTTGTCGTGCGCTAGTCGCTTGTTTAGTTCTCCGTCGAGCGACGTGTAATGCTCGAAGAAGTGGTCTGCTCCGTTGCGAATCTCGACGCAATAAACAAACTGATTGTTCTTGCCCCGGGTAAATCCAATAATCACGAACTCGTCGTCCGCTCTCTCGAAGTGGTCGAGAATTGTTAGGTTAGTCATTTGTTTTCCCTTTCCTTCCGGGGGAGGCTTACGCCTCCACCCTTCCTGCTACTGTAAATAGTTCGTGGTGGCGACCTGACCAAGTCATTTCGCTAACCTTTACGTTTTCGATTACGTATCCTGCTGCGGCTAGTTCTGCTGCTGCGGTGCTTGGTGAGAAAGTCCAGTTAGCAACGATTATCTGACCGCCGTCATTCATTACGGAGTAGCCAAAGTCTGTCCAGCCGTCTTTCTTGTCAAAGCCTAGAGAAGATAGTTTGCGGCTTACTGCTGAAGCGGTGGTCTTTGCGATTGTGTTCATTTCGGTTCCTTTCGTAGCCCCCGGGCCTTTCCCGGTTGTTACCAACCTAGCACGAATTTTCGGGAATTTCTACTAATTTTCGCAGATTTTGGAAAATTTCTGGGAATGTTACCAAATCGTTATAATTCAAGGTAGTTCGAACGGGTGTTCGATAGATTTGGAGCCGTAGAACGCCCGTAGGCGGGTTTTTAGGACTCGGGTAGAGTGTTTACCCTTATCAAGGCTCCGGGGCCTCTATGGTCGGCGTAGAGCTTTGTAGCCGTTAGCCGGACAATCCGAGAATCGTCCACGTAGATTCCTGCCGTGGTCAAGGAATCACCGACGCTACGAATCAGCTTGTCAAGGTCGGGCATTACGGAAGGGAACTCCCGGGTCGCCGTCTTCGGGCGAGGGAGATAAAAGATGACCGAAAGCTCGACCGGGCTATCTATCGGTTCCCAGCCTTCAGGGATTAGGTCTAGAGCCGCGAAGACGACTGCGTTTCTCCAACGCTTATGCTTTGCCGAATTGACTTGAACAATCCGTCCGTTTATTACGGAGTGCGAACCTTGAGAAGCGGGGTCGCCGAATACTTCGATTAGTAATTCAGTTGCGGACATACTGCCGCCACGCTTCGGTGATTCCTGCCCAAAGGTAGAAAAGACCGAAGACTAGTCCCGTCACGTGTAGGAAGCCGGAAGATTCGGAAGCGAACTCCACGAATAAAATTCCGGACGCAACGGGGACTAGCCAACGGATAAACATTAGAACGGCAGAGCGTCTTCGTGAGTCGGAACCATTCCCGGAGCTTCGGAAGCGTCGAGTTTGATTGTTGCGAAGTTGATTGACAGATTTACTACGGTTTTGTCTTCGCCTTCTTTGTTCTTGTAGTTTCCGATTGCCGCTGAGAGCAGACCGCGAGCGGATACTTTTTGCCCGACCTGAAGTGTTGAAGTCGGAGTATCTAGCCAAGCGGTATATCTTGCGTCGCGCTTTTCGCCGTCTTTTGATTTGAAGGTTTCGAGAATCTGTACGCCTTTGTTTCCAAAGACCAGTCCAACGATTTCGCCTTTTACTTCTACTGTTGCCATAGTGTTTCCACCTTTCTTTTTTTCTACCCTAACAGTTAGTTAGGACTTTTTTATATGCTCGGGGTTGACGCAGTCAAGATGACCGCAGTTCCGAATCCCGGAAAGAACTGGAAGCCCTTCAAAGATTGGCTTGGAAAGAGTTTCAGCGTCGAAGTCGCCTTGCCACGGAAGACACTTGGTATTCCCATACTTGACAATGAGCGACTGGCCCATTCGACAATCGGCGCACCGGACGCCCGTCTTAGGTTCGTCCATTTTGACGCGCCAAATATGCCCGCAACGGTTACATATCGCTTCATTCTCTTCCACCGCATTAGAGTATCAGCCCTTGATTAGTCCGGCTTGAATAGCGGCGTTCCGACAACACGGGTCGCAGGTCAGAAGTCCGATTCCGTGAGCGCATTTCGGTTGCGGGGTTCCCTTGCGTTCTTCGGTGTACGAAGTCGCTCGGGTTTGTTCGGCCTTTCTTTTCTCCTTGATTCGGAGCGAATGCGCGATTACGTGCTTGGCTTCTACGTAGCTAATCGAGCTGTCCCGCTGCGCTTCGATTACCGCAGTCTTAGCTTCGGCGAAATCTAGGTAGCCGATTAGGTCAAACCAAACCTGAAGTTTCTCAGCGGTCAGTTGTCGGTTGTCGATTGCGCTTAGGTATTCCATTAGCTCTTTGAGTTCGTTCTTAGTCATTTGCCCATTCTTCCAAAGCCTTAGAGTCTGTTGTCTTGCGTTTCGGTAGTGGCCCATTCGCCCAAGCTTCAGCATTCAACCACGTAGCCGGGTTCTTTATGAATTGCTTCTCGGGTAGATTCGGGTCTTCAGCGTAAGCCTTAGCTCCAGCGATTACAACGGCTGGGTCTTGATTCTTGATTGCCCGTCTGAATGCCCGTAGAGCTGCGCCCTTGTCTACCTTCTTCGGATAGCTTTCCCAGAAAGAATCAAATTCTGAATCGCTATATATTCTCTCGTTATTCTTTAAGTTGTTCTTCTTTAAGATGTTGTTCTTATGTAGCGGATTGTCCTGCGTAGGCTTATCCAACGTAGGTTCGCCCGACGGGTCTTGGGTTGTGTAGGTGTATCCGCCCAGATAACCTTTTTCGTTTCTCTCCCGGTCTTCGGAGCGCATTAGATACCCAGCTTCGAGCAGTTCGTTTATCAGCGTCCGGATTGCGTCGCGTCCAACTCCATTAGCGAAGGCTAGGTTTTCTTGACTGATTCTCCAACCCGGAGCGTGAGAAAGAAGCTGGGCTAGAAGTCCTTTAGCTCCGAGCGAGATTCTAGAGTCGCGCAACCAATCGTTCGGTATCTGCGTGAAGTGGTCGTCGAATGAGTGGTGTCCCCGAATCAGCGGCATTAGTTCCCTTTCTTAGCTAGTCCGATACTAGCCAACAAATCAGCCAGCGGAATCAGTCGGCCGATTGAAGCCTTGGTTGCCTTTGACGCAATTGGTTGTCTAGCTTCTCGGGGGTTCGTGTTGCTTATGAATTGCTTTAGGACGCTGGTTTTGACCATTACGAATCCTTCCCCGAGCGGTGAGCCAAAGCAATAGTATTCAGCTTCACTTACGTTTATGCCCGATTGCTTCTTATCCGAAGCGTCCGGTTCCGAATACTGCCACGTTTCAACGTAGACGTTTCCCGTTTCGTTTACTCGATAATCAGTTTTGACTTCTATCTTCTTGCCGATTAGGTCAGCCAAAAAAGTTTCGACAAGCTCTTCCCCGATTCGTCCCCGTGTAAAGTCCACGTCAAAGCGTGGTTCGTATCCAGCCATTTTTTCCTTTCAGTCTGGTTGGTTCGTTGGAACCTTTCCAAAATTATCGTCTAGCAAGTGCCAGCCGTCCCAGAGGCGCACCGGAGTTTCTGCCGGGTCTTGATGTGAGTAGAGTTTCCAACCTAGAGTTCGTGCCTTGGCTGCGAAGCCTGATTGCGATTCCATTAGCCCATTTGAGTAAGAACAAAAAGCAATTATGTTCGACGGACGATTCCGTTCTTTGCTTCCACCCATTCCGCGATTAGCTCGGTGTTGCGGAATAAGTTCTGGCCCAGTTGAACCGCAACAAGGACAAGCCTTATCTCGGTCTAAGTATTTTTGAAACTCTTTTTTATTCATCTTCCCACGGGTCATATTTCTTCGCGGGTAGGTCTAAGCCCGTCCCGGAATAGTCTGCGGAGAATCCGATTGTTGAAGAGCTGTCCGTATCTCTGAAATTGAGAATCTCTTCTTGGGTTGGAGCCGGGCACGAATGACGACGAATCCAATTCTTGTAAAGCTGAGTAGCTTCGTCCCCGGACGCTTGAAAACTTGCGCCACAAGAACACTTTTCCCGTATCTTCATAAGCCGCCACTCTCCCGCCCATTAGTCTAGCTCCGCCATTGGAGTTCTACATTACGGCTAATAACGGCGGTCATTGTGGCCGTATCGGATAGGACTTTCATCTTCATTTTTACCCGATTGAACTCCGCCCGGGCTAGGTCTGCCTTTAGCTTTTCGTCTACCGCTTGGAGTTTTGCCACGGCTTGACGGTCTGCTACCGTCCCTTGACTATTCAAGAAGGATAGAGAAACGGACTTGTCATAAGTTGCCTCAGCGTCCGCTAGTTTCACTTCTGCGTCATAGAGAGCCGAAGCACCTTTTTCCATTTCCTTGCTTATCCGTTGAAGCTCTTCGACGATTTGACCGGGGGTTTCCATTAGGCCAACCTTTCCGCCATAGTCTTTATGGCTTCGAGAATCCCAGCGTCGGCCTTAGCAGTCTTCGCTTCGGAATAGAGCAGTCGCAACTTGTCGATATCTTTAGCACTAGTTAGTTCGCCAGCTTCGTAAAGCCACGCGCGAACTGGAAGTTTTGGAGTCTGTCCGCGAGCAACCTTTTCCATTTCTTGTTTCGACGGGCCTTTGGAACCGCCTAATGCCCACCTAAGACTTCTACCAAGAGCGGAGGTACACGCGTTTTCTAGCGCGGAAGTTTTGTTAGCCATTCCAACGCCGTCTACTTCAAAAGCCCATTCAGTAGCTTTTGGTAGTTCGCGCTCTTGGTCTTCAGCATTTAGATAAACCCTAGCTTCGACAACCCAAGTTCCAACAGCGCGGTCTTGCGGTGTGGTGTGATTGACAATTACGCACCTGATATCTGGATACTCCGCTATTGCCCTTGCGTGTCTTTCCTCGACTGTTTCGTACTCGTTTAGATTGAATTGTGCCATTTACTTTTTTCCTTTCTCGTGATGTAAGTAAGGGTTTCCCATTCCCCGGGCGCGCAAGCTAATCGCGTGTTCGCCGTAGACGATTCCCTTTTTCTTTCCGCCCATAGCCGATAGGACTCGACTCTTCAGTTCGGTAAGTTTCTTTTCTGCTTCTTCGAATTGACTTAGAGCAATAAAGTAGTGAACGCCTAGTTCGTCTAAGTGTTCTTCTCCGTCTTCGATTTTAGGATTCATAGCCCGGATAGTTTCGAAGGTTGAATTGCTTCCGTCCCAGTCCGGCATTTTGTTGTTTAGAACTGATTCCCTGAAGCGGTAAGCGGCAGCGATTAGGGAAGTCGCTTCGAATGAATCCCACTCGACTTCGAATTCCTGATAGCTGGAACCTGCTAAAGCAACAAGAACCGCTTCTTGAATTGCGAAGACGTTCATATACCAAAGAACCTGCGCCCGGTAGTGTTGCGGAACTTCGCTCCAGTAATCGCGCGAGAACTTGACTTCGATAATGCCCCAAGTTCCGTCCGGCTTGCGATAGAGCGCGTCCGGGTTAGCTCGTTGCCAACTGAATTCTTTATGCGCCCAAGTTCCGGTGGTGAAGATTTCGTAGTCCGGGTGTTCTTCAGCGAAGATTTCTAGGATTGGAGTTTCTAACTTGTTGCCTAGACGCATAGACATATTTGGTTCTATGTCGTCCGCGATTTGTTTAGTCTTCTTTGCCCATTTCGTTATCTGAGATTCCCACGGAGAAAGTCCGGCGATTGCTCCGATATCGGAACCACCCACGGCTGCGTCTTCGTTTCTTAGTTCGTGCCACTCAGGGGAACCAGATTCGAAGTCGCCTAAGAATACTGCGTCCCCTAATTCCTTTAGTTCTAGCTTGCTAATCATTTTTTCCTTTCGTGCTATTTTCGGTCTAACTTTCCGATAAGGTCAGACTATGACTACCCTACGACAATTATTGGGAATTGAGCGCAATTACCTAGAACTTCACGAAGCGATTAGGAAGGTCGGTTCCGTCGAGTGCGAAGAACTGCCCGACGTGTTCTTTGCCCAAGAAGCAAGCCAAATCAGCCAGAAATTGGTAGAAGAAATAGCCAAAGGTATCTGCCAGAATTGCCCGGTTAGGGTACAATGCCGGGACTATGCCAAGTCCACCCGGGTTGCGGGGATTTGGGGAGGCACTACTGAAGCGGAGCGTTACTCTTCGTCGGGGACGTAAGTAATCGCTAGGGCCGAACCACCGATTGCTAGTAGAGCTGCGGCGACGTTTAGAATCTGCGCGCCTAGTTCGGTAGTGATTGTTCCCAAGCTAATCAGTAGCGGGACGGTTGCGGCGACAATTCCATAAATCCATTTGCGGGTGTGCGGAGCTAGGTTGAACATTATTCTTCTTCTTTCTTGTAGAGGTTCACGTCTTCAAAGGTAGCAGACGCGGTGTACGCGGTAAGAATAATCGAGATAAGAGCTACCCCGCCAATTACAAGCTGGACGGATACTTCCTTGTCAAAAAAGAAGGTTCCCATTCCGAAGATAATCATAACGAAGCCCAAGCGATAGCCACCATAGATTAGCTTCCGGCGATACTTCCAAGACGGGCCAGTTGTGTTTTCGCCTTCTTGTTCCCGAAGAAGCATTAGAGCGTCAAAGATTTTCACTTTAGTTTGTCTAGAGCTATTTGGGTTTTTATGTAGCTAGTCGGTTCCGTGAAGCGAGTTCCGTTGTTTGTGTAGATATATCGCTTACCGCGCTGAATCTCGAAGTGAAGGTGTGGCCCGGTAGATTCTCCGGTGTTTCCAGATTCGCCTAATTTCTCACCTTCGATAACTAAGTCCCCCACTTTTATTTCTGCGTCTTTGATAGAACCCTTTTTCAAATGGTAGTAAGACGAAGTAATCCATTCCCCGTTTATCTTGTGGCTAAGTCGAACAATGTATCCAGCCCCGGCAGGTTCACCGTTAGGAAACTTGATACTTGAAGGCCCGGCGTAGATTACTTTTCCGTTAGCGATAGCTCGAACCGGACGACCAATTTCGACTGCGTAATCAACCCCGTTATGGTGGCGACGAACCTTGTCTATTGGGTGAATTCTCCAGCCATAAGGCGAAGAGATTCTAGGCATTGGCTTATCAAAAGGAAAACGCATAGTTCTATTTTACAATGAGCGAAAATAGAGCCGAAGCTAGTCCGGTGATTCCCGCGGCTAGTCCGGTGTAGGCAATCTTCTCAATCCACGCTAACCGCGCAAGCGTTAGTTCTACTTCCCGAAGACGGTTTGGAACCTGGTCTAAGTGGTCCAGCTTCTCTAGAATCTTGACAAGAGTTTCCCCATGCTCAAGTTGCTTGGCGTAAATTGCTTGCTGGGTAATGCGTACCCCAGTTGTTTCCTCAGCCATTAGATAGTGGTTTTTTCTAGCGGTGCAGTAAATCTGCCGTCAGGCAATAGGTAAGCGTTTGAGTTTATTGCTAGACAAAAGGCTAGAGCCTCAGCCTCAGTGATGTTTGTAAAGTTCCAGGCTGTTAGCTGTGACTCGTCTTGTGGCTCTGTGACATAACCAAGGATAGTTCCGTTATCCTCAGCTTGCCCGGCGACCCAAGCACCAGTAGCACCATAGCCAAGCTCTGCGATTTTGTCTTCTGGGCCAGTTCCGTATTTTGGGTTTGTAAAGTTTAGTTTCCAAGTCGCGTAATTCACGATAGTTCCTTCTTTGTTTTTTCTACTTCAGCGACAAAGTTATCCAAGACACCTGCTTGCTCCATAGCTTCAATATGAGCGGCGTTCACCGATTGACCGCCCATAAGCATAGCCTTGGCATTGTTGGTTAGTCTTGCCTGCCAGTAATCAGGTTGCGCAATTTCTATTTCTTCGCGAGTAAATTTGTGTTCAAAGCTGTTCCAGATATCTACTAGGTGAGCTAGTTCCCTTTCAGCTCCAATCATTGTAAATCTAGTTTGACTTAAACCAAGTTCCTTTTCTTGCGCCTTCAGCTCATCTATTTCGTCGCCAGTCGAACGGAGTTTGACTATTTTAGCTTCGGTCTTTTTGACCGCGATTTCTGCCAGCTTGTATTTGTAAATCATATCTTGTAGCTCAATGACAGTTTGGTAATACTTCATCTCAGGCGTTGCGTGTTGTCCTAAAACAAAACGCTCAATCTCAAAGCGTGAGCGTGGTTGCTGTATCTCAGCTATTGCCTTGTTAATTTCATCAAACATTAGAGGATTCCGCTATCCGCATTAGCCGACAAGAGGTTTCTTGCCGAAGATAATCCAGTAGCTAATGTACTACGAGTATCAGAAGGAAAAGCAAACTTATTAACGGTTGTGACTAATGAAGATGATGTCTCTCCTCCACCAACATAACCAGCTACAAGAGCGTTTGACATACCTGCTAGCTGACGAGTTGCTACGGATAAACCTGTCGCAAGTGTTGAACGAGTGTCTGAGGGAAAAGCAAACTTATCCACTCTTGTTTGCCTATTTCCGCCGACGTCGTTTCCGCCAGCAAAATACCCAGCGACCCCTTGGTTAGACATTCCAGCTAAGTTAGAAATAGCCGAAGTTAGGCCAGTTCCTAAAGATGTCCTAGTATCTCCGGGAAAAGCAAACTTGTTTATGGTAGCTGTAAGTCCAGCACCATTATCTCCACCCGCGTAGTATCCAGCGACCCCAGAGTTTGCCATAGCCCCAGAAGCAATCACAGTTTCGCTAATGCCTGTTCCTAAAGTAGTTCTTGTATCCGCTGGAAACGCGAACTTATCCACCCTAGTAAGTCGAGAGCTATTTCCAAAACCACCCAAGAAGTATCCAGCAACTGCTGAATTAGCAAAAGCAGAAAGACCACGGCTGGCTTCTGAGAAAGCTGAGCTAATAGTGCTTCTTGTATCAGAGGGATAAGCAAACTTGTCTATTGAGTTGATATTAGAAGTGCTATTGCTTCCACCACCAAAATAACCAGCGACTCCGCTGTTAGCCATAGCAGCCCCGCTATCGGTGATTTGTGATAACCCTGTACCTAAAGTGGTGCGAGTGTCAGACGTAAAGGCAAACTTATCCACTGTTGTAACAAATGAGCCTGTATTACCACCGCCAAAATAACCAGCGATAGGGCCAAGAACCCCACCAGCCCCAGCAGCACTAAAAATACCTAACGCTGAGAGAGTCATTAGACCGCCGTTGCGTTACCAATAATGCGGTAAGAGTTAGCAGCAACACAGACAACAGAAACAGCGTCATAGCGAGTACCGATTGCGTAAGCGGTTCCTGCGGTTCCTCGACCATTTATAGTAGTGGCGGTTCCGTCGCGGGTGATTGTCACGGTTCCAGCTCCGTCTTGGAGAATGTCGATTCTTTCGCCCGGCTGGAAAGCGGTGGCGGTTCCAATAGTCACGGTCACGGCTGAAGCTGCGGTGAAGACTAAAGTTTCGTAGCGGTCAGCCGGAAGAACGGTATAGGCGGTTGCGGTGCTAGTGGCAAGATTTACTTCGTTGCTCAGGTATAGATTTACGTCTGCGGCAGCTAGGACTTCTCCAGCGGTAAAGGTTTTTCTAGGCATTATTTTCCTTATGTCTTTCTTCTATTTTACTCGTAAGCAAGGCGGTCGTCGTCTAGGACACCCAAAACTGCGTCATCTAGGATAAAGATTGCGAAGTCTAGGCGCTCCAAGCTGAAGGTAATGTTCTTGCTATTGGTATCCCAGCTATTGTTTATACCGATTACCCGACAATACTGCTCGATAGCCGGGGGAACTTCAGAAGGTAAGAACTTGACTTGAACAATGTCGCCGATTTCTAAGTCTAGAACTAGGTTCTGTTGCTCGGTCGAAATGTTGTCTAGCGATACGGTCACGGTTTCGAATCGGTATTGTGGCTCTTTGAATCTCTGTAGCAAGAAGTCAGATAGGAACTGAAGGTCGCTAGCGTTTTGAACTAATAGCCCAGACTTGTCGTAGGCGCGAACACCATATAGAGCTTGACTATCTAGGTCTTCTGCGAATCCTTCTTCTGGAATAGCTTCGTCATTCTGTAGGAAAACGCGGTTGTAAAGATTCTCAGAACCGTAAACAATGTTCACGTCAATAAATGGAACGGCAGTAAGAAGCGGGTCAACGCTTGTGTTAGCGAAGACTACGTCGATAACGTTCGGGACGGAGTTTCTTTCCCTAAAGACTACGTTGCCTTCTCGAGAAATAAAGATAGTTCCGAACTCGCTTGTTTCTACAAGCTGGAGATAGCTAAGTGTTCCCGTGCCTTCGTTCACTACTGAATCGAGCATAAGAGTATTACCCGGGTCTATCTCTCTTCTATCTTCCGGCCAGCTAACTTCAGGAAGGTTTAGAACGCGTTCAATTCTTGCTCCAGACAATTCGCTCGGCGGCACTACTTCATCTAGGGAAGAGTTAGCTAGAACTGAGAATGCGTCCGAAACTGCGATTGAAACAACGGACTTCTTTCCCGGTTCGTACTGAATGTCGAAGTCGTCAATAAAGCCGTTGAAGACTGGATAATTGTTTGAGCTAATCACAACTTCACGTCGGGGAATAAGCTGCCCGTAATACAATCCGTTTTCGTAGAGCGGGTCAAAGAGTCGGTCGAAGTTATCGACGGTGATTGTTGCGATACCTGCGTCTATGCGGTCGAGAGCTTGGGACTTTCCTCGACGGATAGCCACGGAAACAAGACGGGAAGAGATGTCAAAGAGTTTCGTTCCGCCTAGCGTGTAATCCGTATTGTCAAGAACGCCTTTTACTGCGTCGTCAAGTCGAAAAGCGAACGGGTCGTTTCCACCTAAGTCAAGACCAAGTTCTACCTTTAGAGCTGGGGCTGCCATTACGCACCCTGCCAGACCGCGCCTGAAGTTCTTTCGTAAGCCTTGATAGCGTCAACGATTGCTTTTCCAATAGTCGCTCCGGAACCGACTCCACCTTCTACATTTATGTTGTAAACGCTTTGCTGAGTTGTGTTATTGAATCTGGACTGGGTTCCGGTCATACCGATTTCGGAACCTAGAGTCTGGATTTCTCCGAAGCCCGCGTTTATTCGTCCGAGCGCGTCCGCTCCCCCAGCTACTAGCCCTGCCGCTAGACGTGCGCCCGCAACTGGCCCAGCCGAAATTACTTGCTGAAGTAGTGCCGGGTCTAGTCCCATAGAAGCTAGCTTGGTAATGTTTCCTGAGAAAGACTTTACCCGGGCTAGGAGCTTGTCCATATTTCGAATAATTGAATCAGTCGAACCGCCTAGCTCGGGAAGGCTAAAAGCTCCAACGATTGAGTCTTTGATACTAGAGAATATGCTAGTGACTGAATCGCTAAAGGACTTGTAAATTCTTTCGCGTTCGTCCGTAGCTGCTTTTTCTGAAGCAATAAGTTCATCACGTTTTCTATCCGCTTCTTGTTGGTCGGCTAGGATTTGGGCGTTAGTTGCTTCGGTCTGAGCTTTGATTTCTGCGATACCCGCGGCGGTCTTGTTGAACTTATTTTGAGTCTTAGTAGCTAGAGCTGTGTTGCCTTGTGCGATTTTCTTAGCTGTTGCTAATCCCTTAGTTCCGCCTAGAAGGTCTGCCGCCAATCCTTCGGAGATACCGCTCTTAGTAGTTAGTTTGGTAAATAGTTTTTGATTTTTTACCGCTGCGTTTAGAGTTTGAGCATAAGTCTTTTGTTGAGCACCGGCATTTTTATTATTTAGGTCTGGTGTAATAACGCTCGGAGTAAAAGCGGCAACTTTAGCGTCGAAGTTTGAACCGCCAAAAGAATCTGCTATGTCGCTAGCAGAACGTCGTGGAAGCGGAGCAACAGAAACCGCAGAATTGAATTTATTTATAGCGTCTGTCGCTACACCGTATTTACCAGCTGCCCATTCTGCGTCTTTTCCAGAATTTAGAACCGCTGTTCCAAAGCTGGTAACGACTGGCGTAGTTTTTCGATAAGAACTGTCTACTTCAGTTGCGCCTTGAATTATGAATCCCAAAGCAACAACGAACGCGCCTATTCCCGTGGTAATCAAAGCAGCTCTGAATAATTTCAAAGCTCCAGTAGCGGCACCAACAACTCCAGTAGTTGCTCCAAATGTTGCGTTTAGAATTACAGCGGCAGCATTGTAAAGACCAACCGCAACTTTACCTAAGTTGTAAGCGGTGTTTAGAAGATAAATACCCGTGACGACTTTGATAATCGCTTCAGCGTTTTGAACTAGGAAAATAAAAACGTCTGAAATTGTTTTAGCGAATGCTTTTAGGTCTACCGATTCAAGCGCCGCTTTTAGCTTGGAACCGATTTCTGGAGCAAGCTCTCGGAACGCGGTAATCATTTCCGTTACGGCTGGCATAACTACAACGCCGATTTCTTCGCTTAGGTTCTCTAGCTCGATTCCTAGAAGTTCAATCTGCCCGGCGAAGGTCTGAGCGTA